ATGACGTTTTGTCAGAGTTCCATTTATATATATATCGACAATATTTTGTGATGTTACTTTAATAATAACACCAACCCATTTTTTAATTGGTATAGCGTCTATGTATATATCATCATAATATGCCTTCTTTGCACTGGCATTATTATGAAATACATTCATTCTTACTAACATTCCTAAAACGGGATATTTTTCTATTAAATTATCACTTATATTTTTCTTTCCAGTATATAAATAAACACCAGGAGAGTTATTTGGTCCAAATAATCCACTGCCTCCTTCACCTACTGAATTTGGAGGAGAACCTTTATTAAACACATGTTTAAAATCAATAGTTTCATTATAGTTTATATTATTAACATATATCCACAATGAGTATGTAAATTCTACACCGCCGTATTGATTTTCACTTCTTATTATAGGAATTGATGTTTTTGAACCTATATTTTGAGTAATTGTTACTCCTTCTGCTGCATCTTTCATTCCGCTTATTAAATATGGTGTTTGTGGAGGAGACATAAAATAATATATAATTTTACTTCCAATATAAAATAATATTGAAAAAACAATAACTACTCCTAATAAGAAAGTTGCTTTAGCAATCATGGTATTAGAAGATAAAAATCCACTAAAATCTCCTAGTTTTCTTCGTGCGTCATATGGTATTACTTTACTGAAAAAATTATTTAGATTATCAGATATTCTTCTACCTGCATTCATATTATTTATATATAAATAATATAAATAATATAATATATTTAATTATATTTAAATTTGAAAACTTGCCTTTTCAGTGTTATATTCTAAAAAGCTTACTTTTAATCTATATTTATTAAATAATGATTTAGCTAAAGAAGCATTAATACCTTCTCTATAAATATTATATGCATCTTGAGGATTACAAGATTCACCACTAAATCTGACACGTGTTATAAAACCTTGAAAACCAAGATTACTAGTACTAATATTTCCTAAATATATATTATTTAATGCATCTTTATCATTTTTATACAATCCATGCATAATAAATGAATTTCTTAATTTACCATCTAAATATACATCTAATGTTCTGGTATCTACACTCATTGTTAAATTATTCCATTTTTGAACTGGAATATTAGGTATTTTATATCTAGTAAAATATGTTTTGTTGCTATCGCCAGCTTTATCTGGTAAACATTCAATATCTATAAATAGATTATTTTCATATTTATCTAAAGCTATGTTAATATTTTTGGGAGTTGGAGGTGCTGGTGCTGGTAATGTTGCTTTTGTACTAAGACCCGAAAGTGAGTTTTGTAAAGCAGGTACAGTATAAGCAGCTGGATTATTTGCCATAAATAAAATATTTTTTTCTTTTGAAATATTATTGCCCCAATTATCAATATAAAACCAAACACTTAACATAAAATTTGATGAAGTAGTTCCTGGTATACTTCCGTTGGGTATTATATTATCATTTGAATCTCCTGCTGCACCAATTTTTGCTGTTTTTGATGCTTCACACATTTTGTCGTAAAGTATATTACCTTTAAAAATTGTATTGCTTAACACCCATAATACTACTAAAACAAGAATTACTACAATAATTATATTTATTATACTCATTATAAAATATTAATATATAAAAATATTATAATGTTTTAAAAATTGTTTAATATTTTGTATTTTATATTTTATATTTTGCAATTTTATATATTTATTTTTAAATCTTTCTAAACATTTTGTTTTTTTAAATTAAATCTTTACTTTTTGTTAAATTATGTAAAAATTGTATAGAATCTGGAGTTTTTATTTTATCATAGTAAAATATTTCTTTAATACTTCCATATATACCATCTTGTTCTCCTATTGTTACTTTATCTCCTACAAAGTAAGGTGTAATATTATTTTTTGAACCTACTAATTTACCTTCAATAAAAACATCTATATTATTATTTTCATAATTAATAACAAAATATAACCATTTTTGATGTTTTACATTAGTCATTTCATATATTGTATCTAGTTGATCTGATTTATTATTTATTGTTCTAGATTTTATAATAATTTTTCTAGATTTTCCATTATAATATACAACTGGTTTGAATCCATAATTAAATAGTTCTGTATCTTTTGTATAAGCAATAGATGTATTTGTCGGTTGTGGATTTATATAAATATAAAAACTTATACTATAAGTATAATTATAAGGAAATTTGCCATAAGTTTTTGATAAATTATTATATTTTGCTCCTATATTATATTGACCATTTACATCATTTTTAAATAATTTAAAATCATATCCTTTAGTATTATCTGCAATGCTTGTGTTAGTTTTATAATATTCATTTCTAACAACATCTTCATTAGAACTATTTTCATTTGAACTATTTTCATTAGAAATATTTTCTGAATTTGTATCAAAAAGTGAAAGTATATTATTAAATTTATTTTCTAAAGGTTTATTTTCTAAAGGTTTACTTTCAACACTAGAATTATTATTGAAATTTGGAATAATAACATTGTTAGTAATATTTTTATCTAAATTTTGATATTTTCCTAAAGTTCTCTTTTCATTTAAATAAAAAGGTCCTTGTCCGCCTAAAATATCATTTTTATTATGTTTTGCTAAATATGTAAATATTAAAGGTACTACAAATAGCAATGTTATTAAAATTATTAATATAAAAAATAATAAGTATACGGAAGATGGTGTCAACTTTATATCTTTATTTATTTCATCTACTAATATAACTAGTAAGCAAGGAATGAAAAATATGACATGTTTAATTATGCACAATATATATTTAACATACTCGGCAAATGATATGTTTCCTTCTATATTTGTTATGGAACATTCCTCATTGCTAGTTTTTTTCTTAATAGAAAATATTTTTGCTATTATTGCAAGAACAACAACTACTATTAATACTCCCAATATAGTTTGTGTTGAACCAAAAAGAGTATTATTAGTTTTGTGCAAATATATTATATAATTAATTACTAATAATGGCAATAATATTATTAACACCAATAGACCAAGATATTTAAACATGTTTAAAAAACTATAATCAATTTTTAAACTATTATCGTGTTTATGATTGCGTTTATGAACAAAAAACAAAAAAGTATATATACTAAATGCTAATAAAAATAACCACATACCTATTTCATATTTTGTATTTTTTATTTTGAAAATATTTTGCTTTTCATTTAAATAATAAAATAATCCAACTATTAACACTAATATTGTTATAATTAAATAATAATAATAATTATTTTTTATTGATTCAAGAATCATAAGTAATATATCAAGAATCATAAGTAATATATTACATTATAAGTATATTATTTATTCATAAAAATTATTTATAAGTATAATAGGTTATTATACTTTATAAATTTTCAAAAGCTGTTTTCTTACCGTGACAATCTCTACATAATGCTTCTAAATTATCAATATTATTTGAACCTCCATATTCTAACTTTTTAACATGATCTACTTCGAACCATGCTGGTAATTGCTTTTTACAATGCATACAGTGCCAGTTTTGCGAAGCAGCTACATATTTTTTTTTAGTTTCACTAACGCTTCTTTTTGTTGAAACATTTCCAGACGACAATATTTTTTGCTGTTGCTTAGATAAATAGTTTTGATTATTATTTATTGAAGTTAATAAATTTTGTGTTTGTTGATTATTTGCAGAACTAGAAAAATTAAAATTAGTATTTAATTCACTTGATATTGATTTAGATGTTAAATCAATTATAGGAGTAATAAAACTTGCTGTATTCCTATCAATCGGTAAATATTTTATATAACTATTTGCATGAGTCACAAGTTCTTTATAGTTACCTGGATTTTTCTTAATAAACAAATATACACATAAACCCAAAAAAGCAAATAATGCCATTTTGTAGTATTTTTGATATTGCTTGAGCTTATTAATTAATTTTCCTTCATAATATGTGTTTGCTAATACAAAAATAGTTATTAGAAAAATAATCAATTCTAGTTTCATAATATTAATATTTAATATATAAATATATTATTACTAGAATAATTACAATTATTAAAGCACCAAAAATATATTTTTCTTTATTTTTGCGTTCATCCATTTTTTTAATTTCTTTTAATTTATAATTTTCATAATATTTGTTTAAAGCATCATAATATGTTAATTCAGGTTTACCTAAATAACTATTTATTTTGTTATGTATAAAATGAACCCATTTTGAAAATGATTCTCTTGAATCCAAATATGGTGTTACGGGATATGCATCTAAAAATTTGCTAAAAACACCTCCTATATCAGAAACTGGTAAAAAAAGAGGTAAATTTGTTATAAAGTCATAATATTTTTTTTTTGTACACTCGTTTATATGTAATGGATAAGATAAAGCAATTGTATGTAATACAAACCAATAATGTGGACCCCATATAATAGGATTAAATATATGATTTTCGTTGTGCATATTAAAATTTTATTATATTAAAATTTATTATATTAATTTTAATGAATTATAATATAATAAAATTTTAATGAATTTATTATAATAGTCTTTGTTTAGTAAATAAATAAATTATATAAAAACATTATTATTAATTATAACAACTAATAATTAATAATAATGAATATAAAAAAACAATATTTTTGCAACAATTGTGGCAAACTCGGACATTTATTCCATCAATGTAAAGTACCTATTACTAGTATAGGTATTATTCCTATTAGAATTGTAAAAAAATATAACCCTTCTCTAAATAAATTAGAAAATTCAATTGAACTATTAATTATTAAACGTAAAGACACATTATCATTTGTAGATTTTATGCGTGGAAAATATTCTATTGAAGATAAAAATTATATAAAAAATTTATTAAATAATATGACTACAAATGAAAGAAATTATATATTAAATAACGATTTTGATACAATATGGCAATATTTATGGAATTATAATACTAATAATTCTTATAAAAATGAAGAAAAAACTTCAAAAATTAAATTTACAATTTTAAAACAAGGTTACACTAATATTTTAGAAAATTATAATTTAAAGTCATTAATAGATTTATGTGATAAAAATTATAAGGAACCAGAATGGGGATTTCCAAAAGGACGACGAAACTATCAAGAAAAAGATATTATATGTGGATTAAGAGAATTTGAAGAAGAAACTGGTTATCACAAAAACGATATTATACTAATTAATAATATAGTTCCATATGAAGAAATTTTTAGTGGTTCTAATTACAAATCATATAAACATAAATATTTTGTAGGTATTATTGTTGATAATAGTCAACCTAAAAACGATTATCAAATATATGAAATTACTGAAATAAAATGGATACAAATTGACGAGGTTAATACTTATATTAGAGAATATAATTATGAAAAAAAAAAAATAATAGATTATTTAAATAAATTATTAAAAAGTTATAAACTATATATTTAATATATAGTAATGAGCACTATTAATAAAAATGAATTAA